ATACTCCTTTACGTATGTTTCTATTATTAAATATTTGTTTCATATATACAACCCTATCGTGCAGTTACAGGACTCGTACCATCACCAACAAATGGATGTTCAGCAAATGCCATGTAGACGTATGTTCCACCACTTGCATTATGTTGATTATCCGTACTCCTAAATTTAAAACCATTTGATAAAAAATCAATGGCTAAATAGCCAGTTACTTCAGCATCAGTTAAATTTGGTTGTAAAACTCTATCATTTGGATTAATAAAATAACGAGTTGTATCTTGCATTGTCCAATCTGCTGTTGCATTTCTTTTCTTAACTATTATAAAAGATGGTGTAAACCCTGTATAGACAAACGGACCGTCTGTACTGTTATTTCCAGAGTATTTACCAAATTTACTAAAGCCATCTACAGAGTGCCAGCAGTAATGAACCATCTTTTGCGAACTACCATTGGATGCATAATTAGCACCTACATTAATAACTGAACTTGTCGGTGCTGTACTATTCCACATTGTACTTGTAGAAGTTTGTGCTGCATTTGTATCTAAAAAAAGTGTGTATGCTGCACTTGACATATCCTTATGATAGACTGCCCAACTTGCTGTGTCTTCAAGATTTCTACATACAATCCATTCTGGTGCTGACGATAATCCATGTCCAACTGTAGCATTAGCACCAGTTCCAGTAAATTGCACAATAGAAAATCCAGCAGTTTGATTAGCTTGGACAACACTGGAAATTGAGCCATTATTGTTTGCAGAAGTTGTACCACCATTTGCTCTCCAATTCCAACTCACCATTCTACTACCACTTAAATTCCAGTTACCAGCTTCTCCACATTGATAACCACCTTTTAAAAACTTTCTAAGAGAATTAGCTTGTGCTGCTTCATCAAAAGCACCATTAGGATAAATTTCTAGTAATGGACCTCTACTTGAATCGATGATGGTATGATACCAACTTCCACTATCTCTATTCTTAACCCAACACATATCAGGTATATTTCTATCTGTGGACGGCACATTATCCTGTTGCCATTTGGTGTAACCTGTTGGTATAGAATGTATAAAACTTTTCTGACCAAAATTTACTTCATCTACACAATTAAATCCAGATTGAGTTGATGTACCATAAATATACTTTCTTGTATTTGGTGCAAACGTCCTAACTGCTCCTGTTCTTGCACTCCCACTTGCTGGGTTACCAACACTTCCATCAGCTCCAGTTACATAAGTACCATTAACACCTATATACCACGCACCATTGTCCATATCTAAAGCAAAATTAATAATATCACCTATTGCTGGTAGAGTACTTCCACCAGGTAAGTATGCTTGAGTATCATATGTCCCATCACAAAAAACAAAACCTCCAAGAGTGTACCAACTATAAGTTGTTGGTCCAGATGTATGCCCTATGTATGATGTTATGTCTTTATCAACATTTAAATCAATAATCCCAGGCATAGATAAATTATAAATACTAGGATTTGTATGACTTTGCGATATTAATTTATGTTCCCAATAATACTTACCACTTGTAACAGCATAAGCTGGATTCATTAGAGCCATTCCATATTGATTACCCGAACCACCATAATCCATATCCACCCGTAAATTACCTTCACTAAAAATATTAGTACCACCAGCATTATCTATTGTTTGGTTACTATCAAACGTTGGAAAGTTTTGACTAGGACTATCTGTGGTCTGGTCTGTACTAGCTAAATTTGTAGCACTGAAATCATTCGTATTTCCACTGGTGTCATCTCCGAGTGCTGAACTATCTTGAAACTTTAATCTAAACCCATTCGTGCCATAAGTAATACCACTTAATGTTTTTGGAATCCATCTGCCAGTTGAGGTATCCGTAACACCAAAAGTGTCAGGTGTTAATTGTTGACCATCTACTTGATTAAATTCTGCAAGATAGCCATCAAAATCATAAGTACCACCAGTTGTACTACCTATTCTAAATGTTGCTGAACTATAATTGAACTGTGTATCATCAGCAGAACCAGCATTTGTTTGTGTAGAAAATGCACTAATTTGGGTCCCATCTATATATAGCTTTGCTCTACTTGAAGCTGTGCTATCATTAGTATTTACAGCTAACATTATATGAAACCATTTACTGGTATCTGCAAATGACATTCGTGTTGTGTAAAGCATATTTGAGGGGCTTCCAAGTCTTATGGACATTGTGTTATCAGCATTAAATCTTATATATCCATCATTAGTTGATGAACCATCATAAGTATCAAAGATATGTTGCACTGCACCTAATGCACATCTTTTAACCCAAACAGAAATTGTTACTCTCGTTCTATCTCCAGCATCATTTGTTCTTGATAAATAAGCATTGTCAGCATCATTAAATATTACACTATTAGTGATCGTACCATTATCAGTAAAAGGTACGAATTTACCAACTCGTCTCCCAGCTCCATTGCCTTCGTAGATTATTGGAAAGAAATGTTCTTCGCCATTTGGTATTGTTGGTGCTGCCATATTATGCTCCCATATTTTTTGTGCACAAAGCCTTAAATCCACTTGGTACACTATATTTAAAGTTACCTACTCCACTTGCATCACTATTCCCACCAGCACTAGTAGCACCAGCAAATGTACTATCTTGTCCAAAATTTAATATACCACTTAATGATGAATTCGTTGTAGCCGAACCATCGCCAGTAATAATCTCACGAGATGTAGTCGATGGAGTCCCTGCTGAGTTACTTCCTGTAACAGGATTACCAGAGTTTTGATATGTTCCATTTATACTAAGCCAAATTCCAGTTGCATTAACAGCAACTCCAAGAATATCTCCTGCTGACCACGCAGAACCATATGACCCTGAACCAGTAACACTACCATCTCCAAAAAAATTAATACCAGCAACATATAAATACATATCATCTTTGTCTACTGACCCAATTGATGTTACACGCATTTCAAAATACCAACCACCAGAACTTGGTACCTCAATCGTAGTATAATAAGTACCATAAACACCAACTGAATTTGAACCAGTAAATTTAAGGTTTCCCTCTGATAATGGAACTGAGTTTGCAGCATTTCGTATTCCCCAATGTAAAGGATTTAACGTAGGAAAATTATTCGTAGGTGTATCAAAAACCTGGTCGTGTGCTGCAAGTCCACTTACAGTGTAGTCATTCCCTTGCCCTGATTCGTCGTCTCCTAAATCTGAAGCATCTCTACCATCAATATAAAAACCATTAGTACCAAATGTCAGACCACTTGCATCCTTTGGAATCCAAATTCCTGAACTATTAAATTCTCCAAAGCTATTACAATCTAATGCCTGTCCATCTATATGATAAATTTCAGTTAAGTAACCATTTGTGTAATAAGGACCAGAACCAGTTAAATAATTTATTCTACCAATACTATGCACTTGATTTAAATTCCAACCAAAATCGTGATTTAATGATGGTGCATTGTATGTTATATCTGTTTCTCTTTGCCCATTTATATACAATTTAACTCTATCAGTAGAGAGAGTATCTGTTGTGTCAATCGCATATACACAATGAAACCAGGCTGATGGGTCTCGTATTTTTCTTGTTGTACTTATTTGATTTGTATTCCAAGTACCCATACCCATATTACCAGTTGAACCTTGCCATATACCAAAATATGTTGAATCAGTTGCTGATGAATTATCATAAGCTCCAATTAAAGTTTGAAAAGAACCACTTACAGTAGTTTTAAACCAAAAACTTATAGTAAAAGTTTTTCTATTACTAGCACTACTAGGAGTTCTGTACATATAAGCAGAATCAGCAGAATTAAACCTAATTGATTGATCTACACCATATACAGGTGTACTTGATCCAGCTGCACCTGAAAGAACATTATTTTGAAATACCATTTATACCTCTTGTATTATTTAACATCTAGTGATGCCGCCATATGCACACTAGAACTTGATAACACAACGTAGTCAATACGGTCGACGGCAGAAGCTGTCGTTGTCAATGTCGGAGCCGTGCCCCCAACAAACTTGTAAGCACTATTAAATGATAACGTCCTTGATCCAGTACCGTCCTGACGAACAAAGAGACTCCCGGTTTGTCCTGATTGAACATTGGTAGGAGCACCTAAGTTTCTGTTACCACCTAATCTAACATCAAAGTTTTGACCACTGTTGAAGTTTACTGAGATCGTTGATGCATCAGTTAATGAAACAATATCAGCAACGGCTGACTTTGTAATTCTAAGTTGTTTACCCAGTGAATCAACAGCACTAACCGATATAGCTGTTGTTGCAAATAGTTTAGTTGTATCAGTAATTGAACTACTAATACTTGTTGTGATAACTCTTGTTGAATCTACAGCTGTAGCTGATACCGTACCACCTACCGTGATAGGACCAACAGCACCACCTTCTGTAGATAATGCACTGACACCTACAGGGTCAACGGAGTTATGAACATTTACACCGTCACAATAAATAAACTTTGAACCACCACGAGGAGCAATAACATTCGTTGTTGTTGCGGCTGTTTTTAATTTAACGGTATATGTACCACCGGTTGTTTGGTTATCAACAACATATAGTTTTTCAACACTAGGGATTACAATCGTAGAGTTTGACCCTAATGTTCCTTCAATTCTTAATACAGCATTACGAGACTGGTCGGCTGCACCGTTAGTCGCAGTTAATGATGTTGTGGCTCCTGTTGTACTGACAACGACTACACCACCAACGGCTTCGTCAACCATGTCAATAACTTGTTGATTAAGACGATCACCCCAGGTGTTTGCATTTTCACCATCAGCTTGTTTCTCTAATCTGAGTCTAGTTGTATACGTACTGGGCATAATTAATTACTTCCTTTTACTAATGTATTATCGCCTCCAGCTGGTGAGGCATTGTTTCTCATATCATCTTGTCTTGTTCTTCTAGCTTCATTCAATAAGTCAGTAAAGGCTCGTTGATACTCTTGTTCCCAAACTTGAGCTGCTGAGTAGTTCTTCATGAACATACAAGCTTCCTTCATACTAGCATAAAACAATGCATTAGAACAATATTCAGTAAAGAAATTCTGTTGATGCACTGAAGTAGCTGCTGTTGGTTGAACGATATAAGACATTTCACAATCATAAGCCGACACGGGTGTAGGAGCTATGAGTAAATTATTAAAACCAAAATTTGCATAATATCTAGGCACCCCCACACTTGTACGTTGTGGCCAATAATCATTTAAATATTCGTCAGTCTTTTGTAATAAATTTATACGTGTACCATCAGACTTTATAATATTCAAATTTTTTATAATTAATGTATTTACAGGTTTGGTAATAAACGGATCACCAATAACCATATTTGATGTTGCATATTGCACAACACCATACGAATCTATTTCTCTTGTTAATCGTGCTTCAGCTCTTTCTATAAAAGCTGGAATGTCACCAACGAACTCTGTGCTGGTATCTTCACTTGTTGTTTTAATTCTGCTTACTAATTGGTTGAATGTTATACTCATATCTTCTTAGCCTTCCATATTTCAGAAGTACCACCAAAAACTTTCGGTGTCCATATTCCTCTTATGTGTGTTCTAAATCTAGCACTAACTCCTGTTAATACCAAGTTACCATCACCGTTTATGTTTGGTGATATAACTCTTGTTCTAATCACTGGTTGGAAGTTTGCTTTACCTCCCATACCTGCATGTATACTACACTGATAGTATAATGTAGTCGGACCATCGTTCGCAACAAATATTTGTGTATAAGCTCCAGCATTCCCTGGAGTTCCTACCGTTTGTACATTAGTTGAAAAAAGTGTGCTTCTAGCTGCATCTAAATAAAATCGTAAGGGGTGACCACTATTAGAACTATCAGATTGATCAAAGGTATAAAGTGTACGACCTTTAACTAAATTTAAACCATATTGTTGTTTACCATCAATAAAGTATTTATTACCACCACCCACATTTACAACCGTAACTCTAAATGTTCGTGAATTATATATTACTGGATTAGCTCCAGCTCCAACATTTTCATTTCCTGTAGCAAATGTTGCCGATGCTTGTGATGGAATAACATTTGTTCCAAAGAAAGCTATAGCATCTCTTAATGTAA